TTGACCGACGAAGAAGGCAATATGTATAGCCTTTTAGAGATAAGGCAGAAGCTCCGTGAAAACTTCGCGGATAGCGACGACATAGAAGGCATGAACGCAGCCCTTCGAGAGCTTGCAGGACTTACGGACGAGCAGATCGAGGAAGTACAGAGCAGTCTCGGTGAGCTTTCAGAAGCAGAAGAAGCCTTCTACGCCGCAGAGTTAGGCGGACAAAGAGGTATGTCCGGCTTGCTTGCTATTGCAAACAGCACGGATGAGCAGTTCTTACAGCTTACGGAAGCGATCTACAACGCGGAGGGCGCAGTAGATCAGATGGCCAACGTAAGACTTGATAACTTACAGGGCGATATTACGATCCTGAAAGATACCGCAGCAGATGCTGGTATCGAGTTCTATTACCAGTTCAAAGACAACCTCCGCAGTATTGTTCAGGAAGTTACAGCCTTCGTAGGTAAGGTTTCAAAACACATACCCGATGCGTTCAAGAAGGTTAGCGAGGCGTTCCCGACATTAAAGCGGAAGTTCACCCAGTACGCAAAGCCCGTATTCGATGCGATACTTTCAGTAGGCAAGTGGGTATTCGAGCACGGCAGAGGAATTATAGCGATCCTTACCGGAATCGGCGCGGCGCTTGCAGCATACAAGATAGCAAGTACAGCATCCCACCTTATAACCTCAATCATGAAGTTAGCAAGTATGGGTCCGGTCGGCTGGGTTATTATGGGAGTTGCGGCCGCTATTACAGCGGTTGTTTCAGCCCTGACTTATTACAAGCTCAAGGAAAGAGAAGCGATAGACAACAACCTTGCAGACCATTTCGGAAGCATAGCTCTTTCATTAGAGGAACTGCAGAAAATAGCGGAATACGTTGTTTCTACCGGGAACATTGACAAGATAAGAGAAGCTCTTAACGCTTACGAAGGGCTCGACGAATACACCCAGATCATAAGCAATACAACCGAAGCCCTTAATAAGATGAACTGGAAGATCCAGATCGGCATGGAACTTACGCCGGAGGAACAGGAAGAATACCAGAAGTCTATTGAAGAATACATAAAAGCGGTTGAGGACTTCGCGGTGCAGGGCAGATACGCAGTGCACCTGAACTTAACAGCTATCTTCGGAGAGGACGACACGAGCGGTGTTGTTTCTAAAGTAGACAAGTTCTACGAAGATCAGTACGGAGAGCTTACAAAGTTAGGCGGTGAGCTTGCCGAGGCTGTGTCTAAAGGCTTTGAAGATAACTTCCTTGATGATTTCGAGGTACAGGGAATAATTAAGATCCAGCAGCAGATGGCCGAGATTCAGAAAGCCCTTGCTTTAGGCGAGTACGACGCTACACTTTCAGCTATTTCTACGAGATTCAGCGCAGCAGAGCTTACGGCTGATTCTTTCCAAGATCTGCAGGCAGAACTTAAAGAGGCAGCGCAGACCGTTTCGCAGGAATACGAAAAGAGCTACATCAAAGCACAGGCGGCTCTCGGAGCTTCGTTAAGCAGCGGCTACTTGACGCAGGCCGAATACGACGCAGCAAGCGAAACCAACAAGCAGGAAATGCTCCGAGGACAGGCGGAAGCCAACCTACGAGCCATTCAGTTTATGGTTAATTCCATAGAGGATGCTTACGGAGACGAGATCGTGACTTTCAAGAATAGCGTTCAGGCGGTTCTCGATAAGTACACGGCGAGCGATTACGATTATGACTGGGAGATTCGCGGCGGTGTCATGTGGATGGGATTGCTTGATTCTTTGGAAAAGAGCAACGGTCTTGATGATACCACCAAAAAAGCAATCGAAGAACTACTCGATAATATGAGCAGCCAAGCCGAGATGCTTGACAAACTTTCAGAGGAGTGGGATAGCTTAACACCCGAAATGCAGTCCGAAATAACAGCGGTTCAAAACACTTTAGACCTTTTAGGTGGCATGACGGATAGACGAGCTTTTCTGGGAACAGCCGGAGATGCAGGTGCTCTTTCAGACTATTTAGCAGACCTTGTTTTTGCAGGGGAAGAAAACGCGACCAAAACATGGCTTGAAGAATACTACGAGAACGTAACAACCGAAGCGTATGCGAACGCAAAGCAGGCAGCCGATCAGACGGCGAAAGACACGCAAGACCTGCTTAACGAGAGCTTTTCAGCAGGCTTCGACGTATATTCAACTCTCGGCATCCACTTAAAGCCGAGCATCACCATACCGGAAACAACCTTTGATTTCAGTTTAGGAAGCCCTTACGGATCCGACGGCAAGATCAACGGACCTTACAGCGACGCTTACATAGACGCATGGAATGCAGCGCATCCCGGACAGCACGCAAGAGGCGGACTTGTTCAGAGCAAAGAGCTTTCATGGCTTGCCGAGGAAGGACCCGAGATGGTAGTGCCGCTTGACGGAAGTCAGAGAGCTGTGTCTCTTTGGGAGATGGCAGGCAAGCTCCTCGGTATGGGCAGCCTTACCGACAGATTCAGTCTCGAAGGAGCAACGAGCGGCGGTAGCGTTTCGGTTGAGTACAGCCCTACGTTACAGTTCTACGGCGAAGCACCTTCAAGAAAAGACCTTGACGAGGCCCTGAAGATGAGTCAGGACGAGTTCAACGATATGATGGAAAACTACCTTGCAGGCAAGCGTAGAGTTTCATTCGCATAAGGAGAGACGGCTATGGCAAGCGTTTATACGACAGTTGCCGGGGATATATGGGATAAGATAGCTAAAGAGGTGTACGGTTCAGAGACCTACACCTCTTTCCTTATGGCTAACAACCAGAAATACATAAACTATTTCGTATTTCCTGCCGGCGTTCAGTTGGATATTAAGGATTTACCGGAGGAGGAAAGCACCCTCCCGGAATGGAGGCAGTAGATGGCATTACCGAGACAGGTCGCAGTTGAAATAACATACGACGGAACAGCAAAACAGGTCGTAGCACAAGCAGTAGAAGCTACTACCGGAGCGAAGGCAAGCGACGGAACGACCTATACGGTTGTTCGCGGCGACTGTCTCTGGAACATAGCAAAGCGCTTTTTAGGAAGCGGCACAAAATACACGCTGATCTACGACGCAAACAAGGACACAATAGAAAATACGGCAAAGGCACACGGCAAAGCCAGCTCGGATCACGGACACTGGATCTGGCCGGGAGAAGTTCTTACAATCCCCGGGCAAGAGAAAAAGACAGAGACTAAAACCGAGCAGACGACGGTTAAGACGACCGGAACATCGAATCCGGCTTTAGGAAATAAGATCGAGCAACAGCTTACAGGCTTTACTTATACCGACGTTGCCAGCGGCCAGAGCGATTCTGTGTCGATTACGATGCACGACATAGGCCATGAATGGATGGGAAAGCTCATGCCGAAGCGCGGAGCGGATATAGGAGCGAAGATTAAGCCCAAAGAGTACGACGGCTTGAAGGCGTTTAACTGCGGAACTTTCGTGCTTGATGATATTTCCTTTTCAGGAAAGCCTACAAACTGTGTCTTAGGCGGAGTGAGTGTGCCTGCTATGGACGACTTCAAGAGCCTCCCGGTTACAAAAACATGGGAGAAAACGACCATACAGGAGATCGCTTCTGAAATAGCGAAGGCAGCAGGTGTGTCGCTTCACTACGATGCAGGCAAGATCCAGATAGCAGAGCTCGAACAGAGCAGCCAGACAAACAGCGCTTTTCTTTATTCCCTCTGCGACAAATACGGGCTCGCCTTGAAGGTTTATAACCACAAGCTCGTAATATTCGACATTGTAGCATACGAGGAAAAGAAAACAGTTGCTACCATTTCAGAAACAGACATGATGAAGTGGTCGTACAATACGACCGTTGATGGAACTTACACGGGCGTAAGCCTTAACTATACGGATCCGGACACAGACAGCTCGATCAACGTTACGATGGGCAAGAAGGGCAGAATGTATTCTTTGAATACGCAGGCTTCAAGCCGTTACGACGCAGAGCTGCAGGCAGCGGCAAAAGTCAATTCGGCGAACCGCTCCATTGAAACGCTTGATATTACAATCAGGGCGCGTTCAGGTATTGTAGCCTCACAGTGCATCCAGATCACAGGCCTCGGAAAGATAGACGGCAAGTATTACATTGACAAGGCAAAGCACGACATTGGAAATAAAGGCTATACAATAGGGCTTTCGCTTCACAAAGTACAGGAAGCTATAAAGGTTACGCAGCCGGTAAAGAAGGCAGCGTCAACAGGAGGCAAGAGCTACACCGTTGTTTCAGGCGATACCTTGTGGGGCATTTCAAAGAAATTCTACGGCACCGGCACGAAGTACAACATCATATACGAGGCGAACAAAGACATTATAGAAGCGACCGCCAAACAGCACGGCAAGAAGTCCAGCGACAACGGACACTGGATCTGGCCGGGAGAAACATTTACGATACCGGAGGCGTAGCTTATGAGAATGAGAATAGGCAAGGTAACACAGGTTTTCCCGAGTACCGGGAAAATGAAGGTTCTTTACGAGGACGAGAACAACGCTTCCTTACAGCTTTCGATGCTTACCATGAATAACGAGTATTCAATGCCGAAGGTCGGCGACCGGGTACTTACGATGCACATGGAGAACGGAAGCAGTAAAGGTTTCGTCCTCGGAACATATTACGGAGGCGGCACGCAACCGAAAGCTAATTCAGGCTACCGCAAGGACTACGGAGGCGGCGCGTATGCCACTGTAAAGAGCGGAGGGTATAAATTATCGGCTGGAAGTATAGAGCTTGTTGTGGGCGATTCTGATGCGTTACAGAGCATAGTCATAAACGACGAAGGAATAACCTTTAAGTGCCCTTACGGAGAAGAAACCTTCGAGAACATTCTGAAACGGTTAGAGCGGATAGAGGATCTACTCGGATTGCCGCACACGATACCGTCATAAAGGAGTTGATGATATGGCACAGATCGGGAATTTAGGGAAGCTGATTACCTTTGAGGTAAGCAGCAAGAAGGTCCTTACATTCAACGGAATGCAGCGCAACGTTTCAGGCAGATGGGCGCAGCACGACATAATCGGGAGCAAGCCTGTGTCGGAGTTTTTAGGACCCGGACAGCAGAAGGTTACGCTCCCGATCTTCATTACGGTTATGCACGGGGTAAAGCCCCGGAAAACCCTTGAAAAGTTGGAGAAGGCAGCGGAGAAGGGAACGCCTTACACCTTTGTAATAGGCGGTAAAAAAGTAGGATCAAACCAGTGGGTCGTTGAACAAATAAGCGAGACATGGGGCGAGATCATAGACGACGGCAAACTACTTTCCGCACACCTTAACCTCACTCTTTCAGAATACGTATAAAGGAGGCAGGGTATGAAGCAGTTTGTAGACGGAGATTCAGAAGGCTTCGCGCCGGACGAGTTCGAGGACATAAAGATGTGCCTTGAAACCCTGCTTGCCGTTAGAGCAGGAAGCCAGCCCCTCGACAGGGAGCTGGGGATTGATTACGAGAGGATAGTCGGTTATCCGCTTGATGTAGCGAAGAATATGCTTTCCCTTGAAATCATTGAAAAGGTTGAACGATACGAGCCGAGAGTTGAAGTAACCTCGATCACGTTCACAGGCGACGCAGAGGACGGACAGCTTGTGCCGCACGTACATTTTGTAAAGGCAGGAGGATGAGGAGATGAGCGATTTTAATACAGATAACTTCCCGGACATAAGTTTTATTGAGGATAGCACGATAGACGATGTTCTGACAGCCATGATCAACGACTACCTCGACAAATACGAGGAGATCACCGGAGAGAGGATATCGCTCGCGAAGGCTAACCCTTACCGCCTTATCATGTACGCAAGCGCAGTTCAGATTTATCAGGCTATGCAATACGCAGACTACGCCGGAAAAATGAGCTTCCTTACATACGCAAACGGATCCTTCCTTGACAACCTCGCAGCGCTCCGGGGAATTTCCCGAAGGCAGGCAACGGCAGCGAAAACGACCTTGCAATTTTCCATAGCTGCTGCCATCGGATCCGCAGTAGCAATACCTGCAGGAACGAGGGTAACGAACGGAAATGATGTTTATTTCGCTACGGATGAGTACGCAGAGATCGCCGCAGGACAGACAAGCGTTACCGTTTCAGCTACCTGTACAGAGGCAGGAGCCGGAGGAACAGGGTTTGCTGCAGGCGAGTTTTCAACACTTGTAAATACCATAGCTTACATTACCGCAGTAACGAACACAACAGAGACTTACGGCGGCGCAGAGGTTGAGACAGACGACGAGCTGAAGGAGAGAATCTACGAAGCTCCGGGCGGATATTCCACAACAGGTCCTAACGACGCTTACGTTTTCCACACAAAGAACGCAGCTCCCAACATAGGAGATGTTTACGTTACTTCGGAAAACGCAGGCGAGGTTGACGTTTATATCATCATGGACGACGGATCGCTCCCGAGCGCTTCCGTTATTTCTGATGTTGAGGACTACTTGAACGACCGGACAATAAGACCGCTTACAGATCAGGTTTCCGTGAAAGCCCCGACAGCTTCCACCTACAACATAGACATTACCTACTACATAGCGGCGAGCGACACTTCGGCCGTGTCTACAATTCAGGCAGACGTAGCATCGGCTGTGTCCGCTTACAACATCTGGCAAACTGAAAAGATCGGCCGGGATATTAACCCTTCCGTTCTGGTTCAGAAGGTTATGGAAGCCGGAGCAAAGCGAGTAGTAGTTACTTCCCCTACATACACGGCGCTTAACGAAAGCACGGTAGCAGCGACCGGAACCGTGACCGTTACTTACGGTGGGGTAGAGAATGATTGAGTTAAAAGACAGCCAGATCGCGCAGATAACGCCTGATTATTTCAAAGAAAAGACCGAGGTTAAGTGTTTATCGTACGCGCTGCAGAAGGCCACGCAGAAGCTAATTAAGTATTGCCAGAGCATAGGCGTATTTGCCATGATCGACAACGCCTCCGACGAGGTATTAGACCTTCTGGCCATAGAGCTTAACACACAGTATTACGACACGAGCCTCGACATTCAGAATAAGCGAGACCTGATAAAGGGAACGCTTGTATGGTATCAGACTTCCGGCACGCCAAGCGCGGTCGAGGAGCTTATAACTGCAGTATTCGGTGAAGGCAAGGTTGAGGAGTGGTTCGAGTACGGCGACAGCCCGTACTACTTCAAGATCAAGACGAATGCCCAGCTTACGCCGGACATTGTAGCACGCTTTCGGAAGATCATCGAAAGAGTAAAGAACGCCCGGTCTCACATGAGAAACATTGAGATTGACCGAGAGATCGACGTTACAGAGAAGGTAGCAATAGGAGCCTTTTCTGAACCCGAGATACCTATTACAAACGGCTACGAGACCGCATCGAGCATAAGCCTCGGCGGACACTTCGCAGCGGTAACGATAAGCGAGCCGGAGAGAACGATTATCCCGGTAAATCCCGACAGGGAAGCACAAGTGAACGGAACGGCGAAACACGGTATAGCGGTTACGGCAATGCCGATCATACCTATTGTCGCTGGTTCAGAATAAAAACAAATTCAAAGGAGGAGCATTAACATGGCTGGAGTATTCGACAGAACCGCCCTAACCGCAAAAGGCCAAGCCCTGCTTGCAGAAGCACAGGCGAACAT